TCATTAACTTGGCTTTTTTGGTGCCAGGGCGATAATCACTGGGGTCTGTGATCTTTACAGGAATCTTTATTTCTTTGCGTTGATAACTTATTTCGCAGTCGTAGTTCAACAGTCTGCGTCCGCCACGTGGATCGGGCATGAGTTTGAGTGGCCACATAAATGTGCAGCTCACACGATATCGGCCAATTTCAGGACCGGCCACAAGCTCGCCAATTTCCCAGTTTTTAAATGCGTAGATATCAACTTCGTCCAGCACACGCTCAAAATCCAACAGCGTGGTCAAACTGCCGTCGCTCATGTAGATGTCGCGGATGTTGTCAGCAACTTGCCAGTAATCAGTGTGGTCTTTAAAGAGTTCTCGGTCCATGCGTATATTTAGTCGATTGACCAAGAGCAGGGTTTTTGTGGAATACGCCGCCAGGTCAGTATTTAGTGATCAGGTGTTGTTAAATCAATGTTGTGTTATCATGTTGCGCAGGCCCGTAAATAACAGGTCCGAGAGGACTAAAGGAGAAAATACTTTGAGTAGAAACCGCGCTGCGAAAGCACAAAACAAGAGAATGAATCAAACTGTAGAAAACACCATAGCCTTTAACCCGGCACCTAAGGCGGCACAGCGCCGCATAGACTTGATCCCTCGAACACGAAATCAGGAACAGTTGGTAATGGCACTGCAAGACCCAGGGCAGCACATTGTAGTTACTGCAGGGCCAGCAGGTACAGGTAAAACTTACTTGGCCATGTTGGCAGCAATCAAAGCATTAAAAGAAGGAGACTGCGAACGAATCATTATGACACGCCCAGCAGTGGGTGTTGAAGGCGAACAACACGGATTCTTGCCCGGCAACTTGGTCGCCAAAATGGAACCATGGACTAGACCTTTGCTAGACGTACTACGTGAACACTATAGACCACAAGACATTGTGGCCATGATTGAAGATCAAGTCATTGAAATTGCGCCACTGGCCTACATGCGCGGCAGGACATTCAAACACTCGTGGATCATCGCAGACGAAATGCAAAACGCAACACCAGCACAGGCCAAAATGTTAATGACTCGTATTGGAGTCAACAGTCGCATTGTTATCACAGGAGACGTAGAACAAGCTGATCGCGCCAATGGCGACAACGGCTTGATGGATCTTTGTGATCGATTGCAAGCACATCCGGTCAAAGGAATCGCTGTATGCCCACTAGAATCCAGGGACGTACAGCGACACAAGATCATTGGTGATGTTCTTAAATTGTATTCTCGCTAGGAGCAATTATTGAATAAATTTCACGCCAATTACGAACACGAGGAATAGCAGGATTTTCGTAGTCCAGGTTGTGCCCGTGTTCCATTAACAAGGGATAGAGTCCAAGATTGTATCCAACTTCACAATTGACAATTTTGTCCTCAATCCACCATAGCCCTGAGTCACGATATGGCTCCAGGGCTTCATCTTTGTCTGCTCCAGTGTCCAAAAACACAAATTTTTCAAATGTTGATTCGCCAAACAATTTCTTAATATTCATGCGGCGAAGTTCTTGTGCGTTTTCGTCTTTGCTCAATGAAGTAATTGCGTGAAACACGTATCCGTGCTCTTCGTGCAGACGTTTAATATAATACATAGAATCACGCAAGGGTGGCAAAAATCCCATGTGTGCCGATTCATTAAAAATCTTGATCAGCTTTTTGCCTTGTTCTGTATCAATTCCGTAGCGTGTGCCAATGTTGTATTTGAATTGGCCGCCTTCTTGTTTGTTGAAACCGTGTTGCCGCATATACACATCAAACGCATATTCCCAGTCAAGCGCGACACCGTCGATATCCGTTAAAATTATGCGTTTTTGATAAATATCTTTAGTCATAGTATGATTATAATAGAAAGAATAGTATATGTCAAGTAAAATTTTTTATGTTTATGAGATTTTGAATCCACTAACTCAAACCGTTTTTTATGTAGGGATTACATCAAGAACAGCAGAACTCCGATATAAAGAACATATACGGGAGACTAGAACTAAAATAGTAAATTTAGAAAAAGTTAACGAAATTAGCAACATCTTATCTGCAAACTTAGTTCCCGAAGTCAAGGTTGTATTTGAATCGTTAACTAAAGAAGAAGCAATTGACCGAGAAACACATCTAATAGATTTATACGGTAGAAGAAAAGACGGTGGTATCCTTACTAATATCTCCAAAGGGGGAGAACATCACACATTGTCTAATGAAACTAAAGAACAATTATCCAAAAACAGAAAAAACAAGACGTATGAAGAATTATTTGGAGACGAACGAGCCAAACAATTCAAGTCTGATATATCTAATAGAAATTCAGGCACAAATAATCCAATGTATGGAAAAACACATACTATAGAGTCAAGACAAAAAATTTCTGCAAAACTTAAAGGAAATGTGTCTCATCCAATATCAGATTACCAAAAACAAAAAATAAGAGAATCTAATAGTAAGCGTATATGGACCGACGATATGCGACAAAAATTATCAGAGTCTCAAAAACAAAGGAGATTAGAAAGACCTGAAAGTTTTAAAACTCATGCTTGGGCCTCAGAATCAAGAAAGAAAATTAGCCATGCTACAAAAAGTCGTGCTATCAAATATAACTTTGTTCATCCTAACCACGGTACATTTTGCGGAACAACTGGAGATCTTGCCACCGCATATAATTTTAGCAGTGGCTCCGAAGCATACAAACTAGTTAAAGGACTGTATAAAAGTTACAAAGGTTGGAAACTAATCAACTAGGATCAGTTTCTGCGGGTTGTGCTTGGGGTTCTTCAGATTTGACAATTTCGTATCCATTTTCTTTCAGTAGCCGATCTATTGTGTTGGCATAGTGTTGATAATAGTAAGCAACAATTCGATCAAAATCTTTTGGTACTTGTTGCCCACTCATGCTAGATTTTACTACCTTGAGCTCACGAAAGTCAAGAATAACATTGCCTGTTTGCAAATCTCTGCGTTTGATATTTCGAGCCAGTTGCATTTGCTCGTCAATTTTGCCATTAGGCCTGGTCACGTAGGTTAGAATTAGGTATCTCATATTTTTTCATTATGTGGTTATATGTATCTAGATCTGCTGCCTTGGGTGCACAAAGTCCACAATAGCAGCGTTGTTTGGCACACTGTATCACAGGACGATCATGATCTTGAGCCTGATCAATCATGGGCTGAGTGTTTGATAAATGCCCAATTGGTCCCACGGTGCCATCAAAATTCATTTTGCAATCTTTGTTCACGTAGACTTCGCCGTTGACTTGCTTGATATACAAAAAGAAATGATTTACACTACAGTACCAACCTGGGAATTTGTTTGACACAAACTTTTGCGGGTCTCGACGATTTTGATCCGCACACAAACTTCTGCCCCCGCAGCAGGCACGACCTGTGTCAGCCAGGTCCATTTTGTTGTCTCGTACCACAGCATGATCCAGGGATTTGTTGTAGAGTTTTTCAAACCAAATTACCTGTTGTTGATTGTAGTTGAAATCATGCTCAATTGCATGATCCAATTGTCTCGGAAGATGTTTGATATCATTTTTCTTTAGCCATTCAATCATGTTTTGCGCATCGGCAAACTTGTCCGGCTCAGAATGCATGAGCACCACACACTTTAGTCTACCACCCGCAGATTTGATTTTTAACAAGTTATCTTGAAATTGATGTTTTTGTTCAGGAGTGTTGTCAGTGTGATAACTTACTGTAAACTCGTCAATCAAAGGAATGATTTTGTCCAAGCGGTGTGGCGCAATTATGGCATTGGTAGTTGTGGTAACAGTTAAATGCCATTGCTGTTTGTATTGCTCATGACGAGATCGCAGCACCGATAAAATTTCCACAATGTGTGGATGGTGCAAAGCTTCGCCGCCATAAACATTCAGGATCACATATCGAATGCCCTGGGGCTTGGTGCTCATGTACGCATCAGCGTACTCAAACATAAAGTCTATGGTTTTCAAGCACTCAGCCCTGGGCGGGTGTCGTGTGCTGTTGTCATGACCACCGTAGATACCAGTTTCACAATAGCTGCAATCCAGATTGCATTTCATTGTGAGTTCCCAATCCAACAGGAATGTGATCCTGTTGTTGGGATCAATCACAGGCTCAAGCGATGTTGCCAAGTTCAATTAAAGTAGCACTCAGGTTGATTTCTTGATCTGTGACCAAGGGAATGTTGGCAATGCCGTTGCGAATAATCACAATGGCTTGATCCTGCTGCTCAGCTGTTTTACCAAACAGTTCAAGGTTGTCGTACATCCAGCGAAAAATCTCATCTGATTCTTCGGCACTGGCACTTTGACACAGCAAAGTACGAGCTGCACGAATCTTGCCTTGTTTGAACAGATCCACACAGTCCAGCTTCCAGTCTCGAACAGCACGATCGCTTTCGCCCGGGGGTGCAAGTTTTCCAGTTACTGAATTGGGTTGTACCAAGTTCAAACACTTGCGTAGATCTGGATAAGTGGCCTTGACATAAGTATCCAAGGTGTCCAGATCAAATTCTACATTTTCTGACACCAG